TGAGTGTATTTCTTAACTCCATCTAGATAGTCTTGCAAGTATTCTTTGCTGATCCAAACGCAAACATCATCTCCTGATGCTATCACGAATATATTCTCTGCAGGTATGCCCATTTCTGAGCATATAAATTCGTGATATGCAATACTGCGCATAGTATTGCCTAGCGTTGTCTTCACTGGTTGACCAGAAAAGGTTGTTCCGTTTATATCAAGAGACAACCAATCCTTGCCTTTAACAGGGAAGTACTTGGATACCTGGACATTTGCTTTCCATTTCTTAGAAACTTGATCTTCAAATCCAGGTAGCTGAAAGAATAGAGTAGTCTCGTGCTGAGTTGCTTGCCAAAATATTCCTTGACTAACGCATTTCCAGTTTGGCATCTTCATTTGTTCTCTGAAGATGTACTCTATTCTAGGGAGATAGGATTCCCATATTTTTTGGTCAATTGCCTCCATTAACGATCTGTGCTGATGTGCATCAAAACTCGCTCCGTCACTATTTGCACTAACTGCATTCGGTGGCATATTGACTTTAACAATCGTCTTAAATTCGTTGCTCGACAAGGCTTGAATGAAGCCAGGGAAGAGTTGCTTTAACTCCCCAAATATCATCTGTTGAATCCACGTGATAGGACCGCAGGCATTAGCACTAGGATTAAAAATCAATCTAGGTCTATCATCTCTGTTTAAAAGCCTGTTCCATTTGTCACGGAGTGTATTGGATCTGAAGTACACTTCTCCGGATTTCACCATAGCAGTAAAAGCATAAGCCCAGTCTGATGGTTTAAAAACCACCAGAGAAAGCAATCTTATAAAAGTCTGAGCATAGTTCTTTTTCTTATCAGCTGGCCATGCTTTTTCTGCTAACCAAGATCTCCAATCCTGGATTTTTGGGGCATCTTTCAGATTCGTCATTTTCTGATCGAACCAAATACCAAACCACGTTTTAAATCTTTCCACTACAAGCGGGTCTGGTCTCAGAGGACTTTTGAGCTGTCTTAAAAAGATGGCTGAAATCAAATTCAAAGCACTTTTTGAACACCATTCATATGCTGTTCTTAGTCCGTCTGAGCCTAATAGAGAAGGTCCATGAATAGTCTTCTTGACATGTCTTACACGTACATTGTCCTTCTCTACTTCTACATATTGCCTAATGTCTCTCATGAATTCATCATGTTCTTTGAATTCTGGAGCTTTTCCTCTTCTAACCATATTTCTATTTGGTTTCAAATCTTCTCCTTCAAAAGGTTTAACTTCATAATAAGGGTCTAGTATGGTTTTAACATATGTAGGTTCTGGCAGTATTTCTTTATTCTTTGGGGTATGGCATACTGTTTTCATCTTAACTTGCCACTCCTTCCAACTTTCAAAGACAGGATCCCATTCTGGTACTAGTAAAGAATTGAATCCACTAACCACATGCATTTCTAAATGTTGCGCTGGTTTCTCTGTTAACAACAAAGATTCAATTTTACTTAGATCTGTCTTGACTGAATATACTGACTCTCTCCAATTCTTATATTTCTTAATCCAAAACCGGTCTGGAAGAACTGAAGATGAATAGCTCTTAAAAAGAGTCTTAACTGCACTAGAAGAAATATTTCGATCCATATTACTAAAAATCCAATTCCAGATTATAGATGGATGAACTGTTCTTGCGTCAAAATCCCATTGAACAGTATTCCAATATTTCTTCCATATCTCTCCATCTACTCCTGCATCCATTCTAGACAATGCATCTTTTTGAGGAGTAAACCACTTTAAATCTTCTTTCACATTTAGAAAAGTGTCTGGTTTCCAAGCATTCCATCTGACCTGGGTAGCAAAGTGCTGAAACCATCCGGAATTTATTTGCAGCATAGGATTGGGCACGTGGAGGAGGGGATGATCATATCCTTCTCCATTCAAAAAAGGGGTCATATGAACATGTAAGATCCCTTGTCCTCCATTTCCTATTAAACAATTTCCACCGTTCGAGGGGAGTTTGTAAGAACCCGGTATCACGGGAAAGTTCAGGCCTGAAACCCACATCGTCGCTAGATTTAGCTGTGGGTGTTTCGGCAACGGATTTGGAAAGTAGTAATGGCAGTCATTCATGAAAACGATAACTTTTCTGCCTTCTAGGTGGGGGGAATTGTACGGCAATTCTCTAACCCAATCTTCCAGTTTACCCTTGTAGAACCAATTACGCAAAGTCTTGGTGTAAGCTGTTACTACTCCTTCTCCTCCAGGTCTAGCGGCTGGTGTGGTCTCATTCCACACCACTAATCTACTTGCTGCTTCTAGTCCTGGTGTTTGACCAGATATCGCCCAATTTTGAGAATTACTCGATTTTTCATCTTCTGGTCTAATATGCACAGCTAAGATATCCGGGGCATATCCTCTTCTGCCACCCCAGATCTTATTCCAACGTGAAGGGTCTTTTCCTAACTTGGCTCCAACATTTATTAGAACCCATCTATCGTTGGTTGATCTATCTTTTTGCATAGCTGCCCAAGCTCCATACTCGGCTTGGAGTCTCATTATGTCTGAACATTTTCTCATAAATTGATGTCCTTTGTGAGCTGCTGACATATTCTTGAGATCTTCTTTTCCTGTATGATATCCATTCTGATTCAATATGGATAATCCTACACTTCCCAATCCTTGAAGATTCCATTTTGTTTGATCTTCCCAGCCTGATGCTGTATATTGAGCAACAGAATATGCTCCATCCCACTCTTTCTTTTGATGATCTGGGACCGTATTTTCTCTCCCAGCATACAAACCCATCAGGGGTACTACGTCTTTTATAGGATAGGGGAGACCTAATTTACCTCTCAGATTTTCATTCTTCTCAACTTTTATCCATTGTGACAGAATCCTCCAGTGTAAGGAGGAATCAAAGAAAATCCAAATTCCGATCACCGGAATTACTACAAACCACCATTGTATCAATAGAATGATGAGTAGACTGAGATATATTAGACCATAACCTGCCATCTGCAAGCATGTCAATATAGCCTTTATCATTAAGTTCCAAACGAAATCTCTCCAAGGCAAAGGAGATGGACGAACCCAAAGTTTCATACATGTCTGTCGTATCTTGCACTTTTCAATCCAAAACTTAGCAACTCTGGGAACATCTTGAGACCAACTCCATTGTAGAAGTATCCAGGAGAAATGAATTATCCAATCCACAGTACTTTGTTGTTCAATTTCTCTTCCTACAAGCAGACCTCCTCTAGTCCATGAATACCACATTTCCTCTAATATTCTAAAAAGTTGTCGTCTTTTACTTCCTCTTAGTCTGAGTGTGCTCTTTTCATATTCTATTATCTCTTCCAAACCCCAGAGCCAAAAATAGACATGGAAACAGGCATAAAGCGTCAACAAAGAAGGACATGCCCATCTCCAAAATCTATTTTGAGAATATTTCACCCACAACCAATGTATAGCATCCAGAAAGACACAAAATAGAGAAATGATTCTTATGGCAAAGTATTGTGTATAGTTTAAAAACGAAGAAATCAAATACAATGCATATTTAAATATATCAGCCAAGAAGATCGGATTAATCAACATGAAGCACAGCGTCATAAAAATCATCATGTAGGGAGTTGATGGAGTTGAAATTACAGTCGGGGGCACTGGAGCTGGCATCTTGCTCTCAAAGAAAATCTTAACTAAGTTCTTTCCTCTCATCTGTGGCAAAGAACATTGAGTTCCTAGATCAAGACTGTAATGACAAAAATCTCCTATTCCTGCAACTAAGGAATTATCATTCTTCTGCGGTAAAACTATCTCCGATGACACTCGGGACAACCTGGCTTTGTGGTGTTCTACCCACCACCAAGCAAATTCTAAAGAAATGCTATCCAAATCCGTCAACCAATTTGAATAGTCTACGCTCTGTTCTGGAATTCTCTTCAATTGCACATTCTTCCACATTCCATAATTCCAAACTACTTTAGATTCCCAGAAACTACCCTTTCCGGCTGAAACAAAGCCTTGGGTTATCCTTGGACATAGGAAATCTAGAGCTGACGTCCACTTCTTCACATCTGATATCTTCTCTGTCAACTTGGGATACACAATAGAAGGAGTCTTATTAAAGTCTGAGATAAGTGGGATTTTTAAATTTTTCTTTTGGTGATCTACGGGCATTAAGACAACAGCATGAAAGTTGTCTTGAACGCTAGGAAGCCATATTCCCCACTCTGGTAGTGTTGTAGAGCTACAAGGGATATTATTGGCTTGGCAAATATTCTGAAGTGCAATCAGAGTCATCGAATCAGAATAAGGAAGGGGGTTGTTAGTCAAAGTTGAAAGTGCATACCACCAACATCCTCCATCTGGCATGTTCATAGCCAGAGTCAATTTGCCTTTTAAAATGCCCATCTTAACCGATGTATGGGTCTTACAGAAAGATAGATCTTCAATAGTCCAAACTTTATCAACTAAATTCCTCCATTCTTCAACCGGCAATGAAGATGTCTTGAGTATCAAATTCTTATTCAATGTACCTCCTGGAAGAACAATTTTAGGATCTACTTCTTTCTTTGTCCATGGCTTTGGAATCCATCCACCTCTTACTAGATTGCTCTGACCTAATATCTTATTCATAGATTGGGGCTGTATATAAAATTTTAGTGGATATGAGCAGCCTATCTCTGCAGGAACAACGTCAGTCAAGACCATGGCATTAATAGGTTTTTGGAGTCGAACTTCTGTCTCTTTAGCAAAATATTTAGGCAGATATTTGAATTTCCACACTGGAGCATATATATCTGGACTAACATACTCTGCCGCCAACAAGCTGCTAAAGTTGAACTGAGGCAGTACAGAAGTCATCACTTCCTTAGATCTTAAATTCTTGAGAATAAATCGACCATCTAAGTCTTTAAGGAAGTGTCTTGAATCACTTTGAACTCCTAAAATGAGAGGTACCAAAAGATCACACAAGCTATAGTACACTATTTCTGGTGTAGGATTTTCTGCAAACCAAGTACATTGTTTGTCTCCTAGAGCCAATTTGCATAAACCCCAAGTACCAATAACTTGACGTATTCCACAAGGGTATGTGTCTCCATATTGACCTGTCCATTCTGGTTGGTGATTAACTCCAACAGCTTCTGGACCCCAAGTCTGCAATCTGTCTTTCAATTCACAAGAAGCAGCTATAAAGTCCACAGGGGCTCGCTTACAACTCCAAGTCCAAACAAGGTAGCAAACTCCATCCAGATATGTAAGATAACCAGCATGAACCCATGGATATGAGTGGTCTGAATGGAGATAGTGCACACACTTTTCAACATCTAGGGCCCAACTCTCAGGTCTATCTTGGAGCATCCTCTCAAAAAACGCTTCAAACGGAAGCTTAATTATGTGCATCTGCACACTCAATAGTTTACGTCCTTCACTGACGGGGCTCAACTCTTCAGCCCAGGCTTTACCGAGGTTCAAACCTCTAGCCTCAATTGCCGTACAAATCCAAGTAAGGCAACCAATGAACGCTGTCCAAGCGTTGTCACTCGAAACACCACCACACGGGGCGTGTT